TTGTTTGTTGTACTCTTTGTTCTGATAGACTTCTTAGCTTAGCTTCCGCACTTGCTCTTTGTTGTAGTGTAGCAGCTAGATATGCTTTAGCATCTTTAAGTTCTTCCAATAGTTTAGCATTGTTTTGTTCTAAATGATTAATGTATGCTGCCATTTCCAACACTGCTTTCTCATCTATTTGAGCTTCTCCGATTTGTAGGTATTTGTTATCCATTTGTATATATTTATATATTATCTTATTGAAATGATGTATTTGCCGGCTGATGTTGCTTTATTACTTAACCTCATCATTGAAGCGTAACGAGCTGCATCTATTAAGTGATTCATATAATCTACTGGCTTATCCAATTGCTTTCCAAATCTATCACTACTCCACTCATACGAATAAAACTCATTGATTAGATTCTGACATGTCTTTGGTATGTTTATAGTATAGTTCTGCATTACCTGAATACCAAAGTTAATGCTATCCTTTCCTTTGATTACCGGCTTTATGTTCCAACCTAGCTTATACAATTCATCTATTAGTCTTGGTTCTGCACTATCTGCCCATATCTCCTCTCTACCATTCACAACGCCTTTCAACATATTATCAATGTCCGAAGTTGTCATTCCTTTTTCATAGCAATGTTCTACCAAATAGATTTCATTATCTTGCTTCCATAAACTTACTAATGCCGTAGCATCCGCAGAATATCCAAAGTCCATACCGAAACAAACTAATGTAGCTGTATCAGGTAACCATTCTATTGTATTGAATTGGAATATTGCTTTCTCATTTGATACATACTCTCCTAAACCATATACTTGCCATGCTTTTGGATTTGTTGTTCTTAATTCTTCAATAGCTTCTTTAAGTGTTCTATCTAAATAAGGGTTGTTCTTATATGTTGTGAAGTAACGAGTACAATCTTGCATTTCACGAACCCAGTGCTGGGGTGAAATTGTTGGGTTATAACTTAATATGATTGGGCCTGTTGTTCTGATTTGTAATTGAAAATAAGATTCACTATCAATTTCCTGTGCTTCTTCAAGCCATAAGATTGAGCTCTTAAGCCCACGAAGCTTATCTGCATCATCGGTTGAAATGAATTGTATTACTGAATCGGTATAAAATGTATATATCCTATCACTTATATTAAAATCATTCTCATTCCAAACTCCCAAGCTCTGCATGATATCTTTAAAGTCTTTCATAACAGTTCGCTTGAGAGATGGAATGGTTTTACGAACAATGGTTATAGTTTCTTTATTACTCAGCGCCTTTACTATACACCAAAAAATTAAAGCCCAAGTCTTTCCGCTTCTTGTGCCGCCAATATGATGAGTTACACGTGTTGTTGTATCTTCCTGATGTTGGTATGTAATCGTAGTATTAACTTCCAGATTCATCTATTACCCTTTGAGTTATGTTTATATTGATTGCCTGAATCCTTTGTTCTATCTCAGCTTTAATCTCAGTCCTTCCCAATTTAGGTATGACATATTCCATCATCTTAAGTGATAGCTCTATTGCTCTTTCAGGATCTTTCTTTCTTATCTTCTCTAAATCCTCAGCTATGTTGTTGAGTGTATTATTTGCAGCTCTAGCTAATGTTAATTTCATTTGCTCCGTAGAACGATTCAATGCTCCTGCCGGTCTGCCTGTTTTGTTTATTCGGGTATCCCCTTTACTAAATCCCATTGTAATTGGTTGTATTTAACTATGTTATATATTTTAACATACTACCTCACCTTTGTAGTGAAGTACCTCAGGATTAGGTTATAATAGGGTTGTACCTAATTCTACATAGCTATCCAATATACTAATAGGATTGCTATCCCATATACTATTCCTAATACTAATAGGTCTTTGTTATTATTCTTTTTCAATAAAGGGATTGTTAAGTGTTTCTCTTAAATGCATCTTAGCTTTCTTAACATTAGTAAAGGAGGTTGATTTACATATTTTAATTTCATTAGATAGTTTTTCCAATGTCATATTAGGAGTAAACCAATATATTTGTGCTAACTTACTTGCTGGCCAGTTACGGCTTCTTTCCATATTCTTTAATTCAGCTACTACTTCATTATATGATTCTTCTAGCTTTACATCCCACTCCTCATCATATTCTGTATCTACTCTATTATCAATTGGATTTTCCGCTTGGTATTTAATCTTCTTATCTCTCTTAATCTTATTTAGGAATCTACTCTTTACAAACGAGTAACAATACATTACGTTGAATGATTTACCCCACCATATATGAGGTCTTACCTTCTCACCTAAATACACATATAAATCTCCAACTAAATCATTAGCCGTTTCTTTATTCTTTACAATATTAAAAGTTGCTGAGCAAAGCCATAAATGCGATTCTCTATAAAGAACTTCTAATCTTTTATTATTTTCTATTTCTAATTTTGATAATGGCATTAACTTCTTTCATTAACAAACTTACGAAGTACTGCAACACAGTCTCCCCATAAACCAGCTGCTGAAGAACAACCACAGGGCTGATTAATTCTTTCACCTCTTATTCTATTACACTTTTCCCAAAAGTGTCCCATTAGGTGTTCAGGTAAGAAAGCTTTGATACCTTCTAAATTACCTTTCAATTCTATAAACTCTTCTTCTGATAATGGTATGTATTTGTTTTCCATATTATTTTAATTTATAAGCTAATTCTGCTGTAATCTCCCATCTTAATCCACAGCCTGAAGTATTGTTTGAATTGAATAGTTTATTAGGTAATTCTACAAATCCATAACTTTCCATTTCTGCTTTCCACATATCAACTGATTTAACGTTACAATGAACTCTATCTACTTCACCTACATAAGCCCAACTTGCTGCAGATGCATATATAACTGAATCTTTATGCATATGCTTTTTTATATTCTTTATAAATTGTGGGAATGTATCTGATTGTATATGCTCAAAGTGCTCAAATGAAGTTATTACATCAAATTCAATTAAATCACTATTCTCATCCACCAATGTATAATCAACATCAGTTCTTAATATAAAATGATATTTGCTATCAATAGTATCCAATTGTAAACTTTCATAATTACCATCTAAACTAACTGCTAAATAATCTTCACCAAATTCTCTTACTCTTTTTGATAAGAATGCAGCGCCACTACCAATATCCAAAAACTTTCTAGCATTAGGATACATAGTTTTTAAATCATCAGCGAATGCGTACATATCATGCTCAATTGCTTCTGATAGGTTTATACCATCGTGGTGTTGATAGCCAGGGAATTCCATATCATCAATACCTTTATTTTGTTTGTTTAGCTGTACTACTTTCATTATTATAATTTTATTCCATTACATTGTCCATCATAGGACTTATTAGTTAATCTATTTAACCATTGTTTTCGTTCACAACAACCACATGATTTGTATCCTAATAAATCTATTGCTATCCATTCTGACAATCTTTGTCCCCAACCTAAAGTAAATAAATCTATTATCCATTCTAACCAAGTTCCAATTTGTATTTTATGCATTTCTATTTGGTTTAGTTATTGTATGATAATGAGTAACGTTTTGTTGTCTTGTCATATACTCTAAGTTATCAGGGTTATTATTATGTTTATCACCATCTTTGTGGTTTACTTCTAATCCTTTTGGTATCTTACCTAAAAAGGTTTGAGCTATTAAACGATGCCCTCTCCTCCATAATCTTTGTTTGTTAGGTCCTTTACCTACGAATAATCCATAGTATAAATACCCTGATGGATGTGTACGTGGTTTAAGTACTCTTAAATCACCATTAGGATTGTACCTAGGTGATATCTTTGTTGTGTAGATTAATCCATCACTACCAGCATAATAGTCAGGTAATCCGTTTAAATCTTTAATTTCAATCTTTGCCATTGTATATTGTTTTGTGTTTATAAATATTAGTAGTTTCGTTTTAGTTTAAATAAAAAAAGGGAGCCATAAATGACAATGACTCCCTATTGTATAGGATAATAGTTCCGGAAAATCCAAATTTTGGCAAATTAAAAAACCGGAACTGATTATAAGTATAAAACTATGTAACATATTATTATCCTAATTATTTTGTGCTAATCTTTGTCTTTCGTTTTCTTGCTTTGTAAAATCATCCATTATATTTTTCCAATCTAAGTTATCAAATATATAAGCGACTTCTTCTTTAGTTAAGTCCGCTAATGGTTTCTTTAATAATTCATCTATATTCATTTTATTTCTTTTTAGTTGCTGTGTTATTAATTAAATCTATTGTATATGTTTCACCAAATAGTTTTTCTATCTCTCTTTCTTTAACTTCTCTTTCAATTGGGTCTAAATCATACTTGCTTCCAAAATGATTATTAATCCATTTATTCATATCAAGTGTCAGTTTATTCTTTGAATCATTCTGAGCTTTAGCTTGCATCTTTGCTTTTTCTGCATAAGCATCATTCTCATTACTTTTTATATCATCAAGGCGAGTCACATCATTAAACAAATCATCAAAAGCATCCTTTATCTCTATATCTGATAGAATACTTGTTTCAAATTTATTTTTAACGCTTTCCAAATATTCATCTGTAATATTATAGTCATTACCCATTACGTTCCTCAAATATTCATCACTATTTGAATTTATATACTGCTGAATGTATTGTTGGATATCTAATGCCATATCAGCTGCATCCTCTATATCTAATTCAATAGATGTTTCAGTTTTAGTTACTATTGTTAGTACAATCTTATCACCCTCTTTTTTTACATAGAATTCGTTTGCCATATTATATTGTTTATTGTTTTGTAAAGATACGAAATAAATCTCAAACTACCTACTAATTTCTTATATAATTTAATATATCTTCTTGAGAAAGATTTGAATTAAAAATATCAGCAAATGAAGTAGCACTGTTACCTGGTATACTGTTAATCTTTTCTTGTATATTCTTTTTTAATATTATCTTTTCTTCTTCTTTCTTTTCTTTAGATACAGGTTCTCCACCTGCCGATAATCTACCTGCGGTTAATCCACCATCGGATAATCTATCAGTAATAAGGTAATGATAATTAAATCTACCTAATGCAGCTCTCTCTTTTATTACTTTAATATATCCATAATCAACACACTCTTTCCATACTCTATTGAATTTAACTCTATTCATATTAAGAGCTCTTTGTACTTGACCTTTGTATATAATCCAATTTTCAGGTAAAGAAATAATAAACATAACCAAAGCCCTAGCTTCTAAAGTTAGTTTAGTATTT